GCTATTTGAGCTACGCCTAATGTGGTATCAAACTCTTGAATTGTAACCGAAGGACTTAAACTAAATGCCATTATTCACCTTCTCCGTTCTTAGTAAAACCAAGAACAATTGATTTTGTGTATTTCATTAATACACCTCCTTTTCAAAAATATATATAAAAAAGCCTCTAAAAATCATTATTTTTTATTTTTTTGACACGGAAAAATTACTAAATAAATACCTTAATTATTATATAATGTATTTGATGAATAAGAAGAATTTAAAATGTGAAAGAGTTGATGATTTCAAATCAACAAGGCAGGTAAATCTTTTCAGCTTCTGTTTCTTTGATTTACCAAATCGCCAAAAGATCACGCGCGTAGGAATATGATCATGTTAAACAGAAGCGCTAATACTTTGGCTGTATCATTACGAAACAGCCCCGTAGCAGTACGATCATGCCCTCATCTGTGGGGGATCAGGAATCGTACAGCCAGCCCAAAGGAGACAAGCTCACTCCCCGGTACGATAAGCTGGGGCTTTATGTTGTTTTAGGGGAGATGAAAAAAATAACGGTTTTTGGGAGTATTTTTTCCAGCTTTGCCACTGATCGCTTGCGAGATGGGCAGGGGAAGTCGACCGAAAAAAATATTCTTAGTTTTGTGGTGTGTACTACCATGATGCTGATCACATTATGGTTCGCCAAAAACATCCACTTCTCCGTGATTAGGAGACAGCAAGCATGCTGCTGGAATTATTAAAAAATGCTCGTTATTCTGGGCCAAATCCAGTTCCAGAATTCGCTCTTAGGCTACACCGAGTTTAAGAGTGTTATACCAAGTACGTTAAGCTTGGTTGCAATAATAAAAAGGGGAGTTAAAAATGTACGAACGGTATGATCATCATGGAAAATTAGTTTGGGTTAGGAAAGATTTGAAAGGAAAGCATCGCGAACATTGTCTTTGTTTCAGTTGCAGTAAGTTGAATATTGAAGATCGAGAAAAAAATTGTCCTATTGCAAATGCTTTATTTGCTCTTTGTGTTCAATTCAATCTTACTACTCCAGTGTTTGAATGCCCTGAATTTAAAGAGGTATAAAATGACACATGAGGAAATTGAAAAAGATCCAAGATTTATTGTATTGTCAAATTATAGTTCAAAAGTATACGAGTATAAGGTTGCTGTATTTAGTTTACAAATCAAATATGATTTATTAAAGAAAGAACAAGAGTTCAAAAAGCAAAGTGTGATTGCTACGATTGCTGCAGAAAAAACAGAAGACGGGAAAAAGAAATTTGGCAATGAGGATCAAAGACAAACTGAGTTTCAAAAACGATTAGAGAATGATGAAAACTATCATTCTAATGAAAAAGAATTGCAGTTACTTTATGCTGAAATCCAGAGAAAAGTAATTGAAATTTCATACTTGCTTACCGAAATAGAAAATTATCGTTTATTCGTAAAATAAAAGGAGAAAAAATGTCAGAAATCAAAATCATTGTTTTAAAAACAGGTGAACAACTTTTAGCTAGGTTGAATATGGAGATGGTACAATTGTGATGGAAAAACCAGTTATGATGTTTCCTCTCCCCGGTAATAAGATTTCATTTAGAGATTGGATTATTGGAGCAAAATTAGATAAGGTAGCTGTTAAGAATGAAAATATCAATGTTGTAGTTGATCCTTCAAAAGAAATAGAAGATATTTACGTTAGCAGTACTTCTAAAATTCAAGCACCGCCTCTTGGTGCGAAGATGTCTATTCTAGGAAACAAGCAATCTTAGCCAATTCTAATAACTGATAGCATTTTTTCACTATCACCGTCATCATCATCCATAAGAGTTGCAGGTGAATTTTCCATACCATTTGACATTACTATAGCAGATACTTGGGAATCTATTTGAACTTGATGTTCTTTTAAAAATTTCTCTCTAAAACTGATTGGCGCTTCTATGAATTCATCTAAAAACCCAGTTGATTGAACACAAGAGAAAAATACCAATCCCATAACCATATCATCGTGATAACCAGTTTCAGCTTCGTAACTGTTATTTTTTCTAACAAATTTATAAAATTCACTTATTGTATCAAAGTCATTGACTATTAACTTTTCATATTCCATCAATGTTCTTAAATTGCCGCAGCCAACTCTTTTTGTTCTTGTTGTTGTTCTAAGTCCCAATTCTTTTTTATTTTGTTCCATATAAAGCATAGAATCAGTTCCTATATCGTTAGCTAAAATATCAAGAACATCTTTTCCAAAACCTATGTTATTTTCAATGATAGTTAAAGTGTTCTCACCGCCGTACATTTTTATGAGTTCATCATAAATTGTTGCATAGTGTTGATATGGACATTCAGAATCTCGATAAGTTGCAACTTGTTCATATGGGCTTGTAGAAAGATCAATAACAGAAATTGTATAGAAATCTTGTTTTTTACCTTCGCTTGGATCTCCAACTATAGCGTAGTAATGACCTGGTATGACTTTGCCCAATGCCTCATCCTTTTTGAATAGTATTGGTTCTTGATAAATTTTTAACTTATCTTCATAGTAAGTTCGAATTGGAGTTTTGTGAGTTAATTCAGCTAGCTTTTTACCGCCAATTAAAGTGTCTGAGGAACCTAGAATTTGACAATCATATTCTTGGTTCCACATCATTTCGCCGATGTTGCTTATTGTTAATTTCTTAAATGCTTCATCTCTACCAGGAATTTCATTCCATGCAACTTTCAAATACTTGAATTGACTGCGACCTTCAACAGCTTCATTCCAGAATTTAGCAAAGTGATTATATCCAATTGGAGTGGATGAAAGTGTAATTCTTGAATGCTTGGCTGAAGAAATTGTAGGATAAATGGATGCTAAGAAGTCAGCAGCCATATTAGAATTTGTTTTTGAACAATTGTGGCAAGTTATTCCATTGCCTATATAATGGTTTCCGTCCCGTACATTTAATAAATCATAGAAAAAATTCTCTTTTTTAACTTTTTCAATTTTTTTAATTCTTTTATTTTGAACTATATCTCCAATATTTAAATTTTTTGCTTTTACAAACATATTATTTTGTTTTATTTTATGTTCATTTGAACATTCAACTACAGTTTTATTATTAAAAATTATTTTTAGTGATTCATTTTTAATTGTTATACTTATACCATCAAAATCTTTCCAACCATTTTCTGTTAAAACTTCGTAATCAGATGTTAATATTTTCATTAATTTTTCTCATTAGTTTATTAAAAACTTCTTCTTTATTTTTGTAATAATCATGTTCCCAAATTTCTATTACTCTATATCCAGCAAAAATAGCAGCATTTACTTTTTTCTTCCAATACACTCTATATTCTTTGGGTGTTATACCTCTATGTTCTTTATTTTCATCCGGAAATAAACTTTCATGATAATGCCAATATGTACCATTAAATTCTACAATTAATTTTAAATCTTTTATTGTAAAATCATAAGAGTAATATTTTGTTTTTTTATCAACATCATTGAGAATAAATTCATTATTAAGTGGGTTAAATCTAACACTAGATTTTAATTTATTATCTAAAGCATTGTAAATATTCCAACTTAGTTCCTTATGCCATTTTGATATACTATTCTGCGAAGCTTCTCTATTCATTATTGATTTTTCTGATTGGAAAGAATTTATAATTCCATACTTTTTTAATAAAGTATTTTTTCTTTTTTCTTTACACTTTACACTTTTAGATCTTTGTGCAAGTATTTTGTTTCTTTCAATTACTTCATTTTTATGTAAAATATGCCAATTGTGAATTTTTGTTCTTTTTTCTTCTGTCCATAAATAAGAAGTTTTATCTCTACCTATAGTCCCTTCTTGATATGATTTAGTAATACATTCTAGTGAATTACACCTTTTAAAAAATCCCTTGTTAATACTAATAAATACTGAAGATTTATTACAATATTTACATTTAGGAATATTACTATGCAAAATATATTTTGCATAGTAATCTTTTGGTTGTATTGAATGTTTTTTAATATGTTTGGTAAAATTTGAATTTTTTGCATTTTTATAAAATATCTTACTACAAATTTCACAAGTTATTATTTGATTATTTTCCATGTTATTTAATAAAAACTAAATGAGTTGTACCTATTAGTCTATTAGCAAAATCAGACATTTTAATGTTTTCTACAATTCCTGTTTTTTTATTTCTAACTGTAATAACAGTATTGCCTAAAAAACATTCATCCCAGTATAGATTTTTGATTGGGAAACCAGATAAAGCATCTTTTGATGTTGCAGCTGAAATAGATCTTGAACCATTTTCTAATTCAAAACCGCCTGATTGCCAACTAACAACACCTTGTTGCATCCAGAAAGGAAGACCCTGGAACATCTTTTGCATAGTAGAAATAATTTCAAAGGCTGTCTTCTCTTTGTTAGCAACAATACCACAAATTTCATAAGGAAAGAAATTCATCAAATAAGTATAAACACCCGATGTAACAGTTGTTTTACCTGATTGTCTTGGATTCATGAAGATGTTAAAACGATTCTCCATCATCATGTTGATCATAGTTGTTTGATATGGTCTGGGTTCGAATAAAACCCATTGTCCAGAATCTAATGACAATGTTTTTAAGTAAGTTTTAAAAAAATAGTGAATTCCAGTCTTTGGTTCTTTACATTTTCTAATTTCGTCCAGTTGGTATTGGCTGTAAGGAATTTCAATTCCGGCTTTACGAAGGTTGAATTTTCCCTGAAAATAATCAGTTTTTTGAGGTTGATATACTATTTCATCCATAAGGATCTTCGTCTTGTTCTTCTAGAGGTTCAGGAACGCCTACAGCTTCAAGCATTTTTTGTTCATCTTGAATAGATTGGAATTTAAGGACATCACTCATCTTACCAAAGAATATTGCTTTTTCTATTACTTGTGTTGGTTTAGCATCTTTTGGAACTTCTTCTTTAGCTAGTTTGTAAATCTCAGCAACTGTTTTTGATGCTTGTAAAATTTGAGAACCGCTGCTTGCAACTGCTTCTAGTAATCTAGCAACCACTTCTGCCATACGAGGCGAGGGATCAGCTCTTAATTCTTCTAGTAAAATATCAACAACTTCTTGATTTGTTTTCATTGATTTTCTCAATTCTCTTTTAACAAATCGATAATCATCTTCTAAATTTTCAGAAGGTCTATCATCATCTTCTGGCATAGTGCTAGGTATATTTTTATCTTCAGAATCCGCTATTCCTAATTTATCTTCCCAATTACGTCTAGGTCTCAAAATCAACCTCCTGATAAATATTTATAAAATTGAATTCTTATTCATATTCTTTTAATTCTAATTCTAATTCTTTCATTTTCTTTTGATATTTTTTTCTCTCTTCATCACTTAAATTTTCAGCTGTTAATGCTTGTTGAGTTGCTTGTATTTTCATATAAATATTATGTTTTTCATCCCAATTTGATTTTACTTCGTTTAATAATTTTTGAAATTTTTTCATTCTGGTTTGTCCTCCGTTACTACTGTTGTTTTACCTTCTTGAATATTTGTTCTTGTAATATGCCAATCATCACCTTCTTCAGCTTCCCAAGGAATGACTTCTTGTTCCTCTTCCCACCAAGTATATGGATCAGCTGAATCTAAATCATCGATATCTCGAATTTTCATAATAGTTTTTTTGATAATACTAGACTCAACATTCTGTTTGTAAAGATATCCTTTCAATGTAAATGACAAATCCCATTGAACAATTCGATCTCTTGTATCTTCACCTGATTCTAATTGCAAATTGTAATTAGGACCACTTGTCAAATCAACAGGTGTCACCCTCTTGATTCCAAGTGTAGGCATTTCATTTACTGAAATCATATATGTTGGATCAAAGAAAGGACAAATTTGTTCGATCAGTTGTTGACAATCAGATTCATTGACAGCCCACATAGCTAACGAATATGAAAAGTTCCAAGGTGATGGTTCAAAAAATCTTATCATCTTGTCAGGATCTGTTACAGTAGGATCAGCTACTCTGTATGCATTTTTTAGATTCTTTTTTCTACTTGGATCTGGACTGAGATTTGTCAAAATAAAAGACATTCTTGGAAGAAGAATTGAAAATGGATCATTTTGCTTCTCAGCATATTGTTTTAACTGTTCATAAAATTTGCGTTTAGAAGCCTGAATCAAGGGAACTTTTATTGATTGAGTTTCAACTACACCATAAGGATCAGCTCTCTGAACATAGAGATTAGAGAAAATTGTACCAAATGCAATTGCATATCGGCGAATGATTCCGTGATAAAAATAAGTTCCTGCTAACATTATTTTTCAGTGGTTTCTTTTTGAGCTCTTTTTTCTTGATTTATTTTTATACAAATTGTAGCTAATTTTCCATATGATTGACTCAAGTATCGGGCATATCCTACCATATTGTTATAATCTCCTTTCTTTTTACATTCATTAAGGTTATATCTTGCATCAGATATATCTTTATTAATTTTCCCTAATTCATCCATGGAATCTTCTTCATTTAATAATTCCTCAAACTTTTGCATTCTCTTTCTCCTTTTGTTTTTTTAAACGATAATTGTAATCAGGATTATCAGTTGAAAATTTTCTGTCTTGGATATATTTGCCCTTTTCACAGAATTTCCAATGGAATGAAAATGGTGTTAATGTCATTTTCTTACCACATTTTGGACAAACTCGAACCTTCTCTTCATCTAAAATAATATGACGAATTAAAACTTCTTCGTAATTACCACACTCTTTACTTTCACACTCGAATCCGTAAATTGGCATTTATAAACCTCCTATTGTGATCCAAATGGATCTGCTTCTGAATTATCAATCACATTATCTTCGCTATCTTCGTTTTGGATATGCGGAGCATCATCCATGTTGTCGTTATTTGCAATAATTGAATTTATGTCTACTGTTAATTCCTCCTCATCGTTTAAAGCTGTTAGTGATTCTTTAGAATATTTGAAACGTCTAGCTTTGATGGTATAAGTTGAAACTTGACCAAGATGATAGAAAGAAGATTCCATATCTACATGAGAAATCTCCATTATCATTTTATCTTTTTGCCAAGGCAAATATAGCAAATCACTTATCATTGGCCTTTCTAAACCAGTATAAACTTTGAATTGATCTATTTGAATAGCAAAAGAAGCCTCATCGTTCAATTCTAATCCAAACTTGGCATACATATCACCTTGACCTTCCCAACCACCTGTGTTGAGAACATAGATAGTCATTTCATATTTATCTTCAAATTTCATCAAGGGATCTTCGCCATAGAAGAAATCTAAAGCTACGTTGGTTTTAGGCAAATAGTAAGCTTGAACACCATACATTTCAATCATTTCGTTGACAATTTTATTGTACGTTGTAAATTCATTGCCACGATAGAATTGAAAGTATTGATTAGCCATTTTTTAGTTGCTTTAAAGTTTGTATGTATCTTGCTAATAATTTTTCTTTGTCTTTGACTTTTGTTTTCAATTCTTCTATTTCTTTCTCAATTTTATTGATCGAAGTTTGTATGTATTCAGTATTATCTTCTTCATTCAATAATTCTTCAATTTTATTCACTTTTATTCTTCTTTCTTAAGAAATTTGTTTTTCATAGTTTCTAACCACAATTTAATAACAGGTTTTAATAAAGCATATCCACCACATGTTAATCCAGTGAAAAGCATATATTGAACAATTGTCCACATTGAAATTTCTACAGTACTTCCATCTGTGATTGGTAATTTGCCACTGTATTTTACAATAAATGAGAAACAATACCAGCCTACTAACCAACTTACAGCTAGTTTCCAACCATTCATTTCAATGAGTTTTTCAATCCAATCTAACTTGTAGGGATCATGAAAATATTTCTTTTCAATAAAGCATGCTAGAGTTTTTATAATCCACTTGATAATATTGGTTGCGATTATCATAGTGAAAATAAAAACTAAAACTGCTATTAGGTCTATTTCTAAACCAAAGAGAAATGATATTTTCATTTTATTCATCCATATTTATTTTTTTATTTCTTAATTGTTCTAATTGTTTTTGTAATTCTTTTATTTGAGAATGAATTTCTTTTTCTTTCTTTTCAATATATTCATCTTTTGCTTTTTTTAATGCATCTAATTTTGCATGCACATCTTTCAAAATTTCATCTTTTGAATTTGGATCTTCTTTCAATAATTCTTCAAATTTTTTCATTTTTTATTCTCCTTTAAAAATATATATAATTACTTTATGCGACCGTAGCCTAATAATTGTGGAACATTTGTTGCATCGTAGTATATTGGAATTTTTGACATATTTAAACAACTATCACAATATCTACTTTGAGAACTCTTTGCTATAAAAATAGTATTACAAATTAAACATTTATTATGATAAATTCTATTTTTAAAAGCATTTTTTAATTTATTTTTATTTTCTTCGCTTCTAGTTTTTTCAAACCAAAAATTTTTATTTACTTTGTAATATTCTCTTATTTTTATTTTAAAATTATTATTTTGTTCAATAGAGTGTTTTTTACCTTTATTAATTCCCATCATTGTCTCACTCATTTTTTTTCTAAATTCATCTGTTACAGGTTTTCTATTTTTAGCTGCTTCTCTTAAATGTTGTTTATGTATTTCAGTTTTTGGTTTGCCTTTCCAACTTATACTATGTTCTTTGTAATATTTTTTTAAGGTAGTACTTATTTGAATGCGAATTTCTTCAGATGGATTACTTACACCATCTTCGCCATCAGTCAAATTATATCCATTTGGCGTTTTACTATTTAATTTTCTAATCCAAGTACTTTCAAAATTGTTGTATTCTTCTTTCGTACAATGTAATAAAACCCATCTTTTGTGATTTTCTACCCCATATTTCTTTATCGATCTTCCAATCAAAATTCCATGCCCCCACATATCAGATTGTTGCAATTCTTCATTAGAATTACATTCAATAGTTTTACCTATGTATTTTTTACCATTGATTAGATTTTGAATACAGTAAACTATCATTTTATTTTATTCTTCCATAACCAAGAAGTTTGGGAACATTTGTTGCATCATATTTATATTTATTTACAACAGATGGAAAAGCACCTTTATTTCCTTCCAGCGTTTTTAGAATTTTTTTCCAAGAACCGGGTGAAACTTCTGAATCATATCGATCAAGAACAAAACCAACATGACCCATCCAAGAAAATTCGTTATCACCTCTCCAGAAAAATACAATATCTCCTGCTTGCGGTTCTTGTTCTTGAATATCTTTCCAAGCCCAACCATTTGCTTTAAAAATATTATGAAGTTTTCTTGCTGATAGTGTATATTCGAATGGCATCGAAATATTTAAATTCTCGCATGCTTCTTTTATACACCAACAAACAAAAGCTGCGCACCAATTCATAGGTGGTTCAGCTAAACCATTAGATATTTCCTAATGTAAGGACCTGAGTTGTTAGTTCCCTCTTCTCCTGCATTAGCATCAAATTCCATGACAGCAAGACTCAGTGCATTTTTTAAAATTTCTAATTTTTTGTCAGTTACTTTTAGCATTTCCATCAATGTTCTCCCTTAAAATATCAGATAATTCTAGTAATTTGTTATTGTGCATATAAACGGTTTCTTTTGTAATTAGAATTGTTTGTCTATCATCATATGGTTGTATTTCTGCAAAATTAATTTGCAATTTTCGCATTTCTCTTGCAACATATTCTAATACTTCTTTCATATAAAATATATATAAGAGTTAAGAAAAATTTCTAAAACATTAAATCGTGTTGATATGAGATACCAGCACCTTCTAATATTCTTTCTATTCTAGCTCTAGATTTTTCATGTAATATTATTCTATTTTTGTTATGTTGATACCAAATATTTGTTTCATAATATTTATCATTCGGAGGGCTAACAAAACCTTGTGCTTTTCCTGCGCCAATCCAATCACATATCATTTCTTGTAAATATGGATATGGCATTTCAAGAACTTTTGTTCTTCCATTATCTTCAGGAAGAACCCACCATTGCCAATGATGCTTGTTTCTTTTTTGATGAAGCAACCATGCAAAATCAAATTTTTCATCGTTTGTTACTTTAGGTTTACAAAAACCTTCTTTTTGAATATGTTCTTTACTTTTCTTTCCATAGAAATAATTCATATACGGAAAAAATTCATCAG